TTACTGCCAGGAATGCATACAAATATATCTTAATGTAGGATTAATTGAGATGCCTACTATCAATCTAAACTTTAGAAAGATACTAGATGAGATAAGCAGTGAGATGTATTATTTCTTTGAGGATCTAAAAGAGGATACTTACTACTCAGTGAAAGAACAGTTATACGATTCATTCTGCAATGCATTCCCTGATAAAAAGAACTACATAACACAGAACAGCATCACAATTAACTTTAAGAAGTATTGCGAATACAAAGGATATATCTGCTCTACCAATAGGAATGGAGGCAGTACTAGATTGTCATTTGTACAGGAGGCAAAAGAGATAGATATATGGGATGAATTAACAATTAAAGCTATGAATATATGACAAAAGAAGAAAGAAAAAAAATGTGCAGTACTATTTTAAATTCATATAATAAAGGAGAGAAATTAGATGCATTAGATTCTGCTATAATGCTACATGAATTTAGAAATCATATTGCTTGGGAAGAAAAAAAAGGTCCTGGAGTTAAATATATTTATGTAGATAGTGCTAATTATAATGACAAATGTTTTTTTATTAAAAGAACAGATGATACATTTATTGATATATCTTATCTTAAATGCATCTCTAATCCTAATAAATATTCTGCTATAAAACAAGCAGGCAGAAATACAATAACTAATTTAATATATAATTTTAAAGTTGATAATGTAATTTTTAATGAAACTCTTTGCTCAGTAACAGGAGAAGTATTGACTAAAGAAAATACATCCATTGATCATTATGATATGACTTTTGATGATATGATAATGATTTGGATTGAGAAAAAAGGAGTAGATGTTATTTTTAATGAACTAGATCATTCAGGGCTTGGTGTATTTTTTAAATCTGATACTATTAAAAATGATTTTCTAGACTTTCATAATACTAATTGTAAGTTAAGAGCTGTTACAATGAATGCTAATTTAACTATTTGTAAACAATGAACAAAGAAAACAAAACACTACTCAAAGCCTTAGAGATTAACTACCTCACACTTAAGCACCCTACCATGCCATACATAACAGCATCTGATTGGAATGATAACTCTGCCAATGCTCTCACTAAATGTATCATACACTTTTTAACCTATTCAGGCTTTCAAGCTGAAAGGATTAATACAATGGGAGTATATAGAGAGGGTAAGAAGATACAGGTAGGGGAGAATACTAGACAGCTGAAAGGCACTTATACTCCTAGCACAGGTACAAAAGGATCTGCTGATATATCTGCTACCATTAGAGGTAGGTCAGTGAAGATTGAGGTGAAGTATGGTAAGGATAGGCAGTCAGAAGTGCAGAAGAGGTATCAGGAATCAGTAGAAGCTGCAGGGGGTACATACTTTATTGCAAGAAATTTTGATGAATTTATGATATTTTATTGTAATTTCCTTGCAGATATAAAATAATTGACTATCTTTACAGAAATAATTTAAATCTATATTATGGAAACAAAAACAAAAGCTGTAGTACCAGCACCTGTACTAACCCTGCACCAAAAGCTACACAAGGCTAAGCAGTCAATCGGCAAAGTAGCTAAGAATGCTACCAATCCCCACTTTAAAAAGTCCTACAGTGACATCAATGCCATTACTGAGGCAGTAGAGCCTATCTTATTAGAGAATGGTCTACTATTATTACAGCCTATTCAAGGCAATTCAGTATGTACTCAGATTATTTGCATAGATTCTAATGCATCAATAGAGTCATGTATGGAATTACCTGCTGGATTGAATCCTCAGCAAGTAGGATCTGCAGTCACTTACTATCGTAGATATACTCTGAGCAGTATCTTATGCTTGCAGTCAGTAGATGACGATGCAAATCTAGCTAGTGTACCTGTTAAGGCAGCTAAGCCTGGACTATCTAAAGAAAGATTTGAGGAGGCATTAGTATCTATTCAAGATGGTAAGTTTACTATCCCTAAGCTAAGAGAGACCTTTGAGCTTACAGATTTACAACTTAAAGCACTTATGTTATTATGAAATGGCATCCATCATCACTCGGCAAACTAATGACAGCATCTCGGACTAAGTCTGAGGTGCTATCTGAAACTACTAAGAGCTACATTAGAGCTGTAGCTAAGCAGGATTTCTACGGTTATAATGTAGAGCTGAATAACAAGTACATTAATAAGGGTATAATGCAGGAGAATGATTCTATTGCTCTATTTAACTCGGTAATGTTCAGTAACTACTCTAAGAACACTGAGAGACTGAATAACGAATGGCTCACAGGAGAGGCTGATATAGTTCTAGATGACCAAATAGTAGACATTAAGACATCATGGTCATTAGAAACGTTCCCTGCTACCTCAGAAGAGGGTATAAATAAAGATTATGAGTGGCAGCTAAGAGCTTACATGATGTTATATAATAAGAACTATGCTAGTCTAGTCTATTGCATGGTCTCTACTCACCCATCTCTACTGAATGAATGGGAGAACTTATCACTCCATCAGGTAGATCATATAGCTCCTGAGAAAAGAATCACTACTCTACTCTTTACTAGAAACCTGGAGCTTGAGGAGGAGATTAAGGTAAGACTGCATCACTGCACTGAGTACTATGTTAAGTATATTAATCAATTAAATAATAAATAAAATGACAGAAAAAGAATTTTACCAACAAGCAATGATTGCAGCAATGCAAGGACTGCTATCAGCAATCGGAAATGGCTATGCAGCTGAGTACGTACATCCTCACTCAACTGTAGCTCTTATGGCTGATGAGTATGCAAAAGCTCTAACAATAAGAGCAGAGATTGAAGTAGCAAAAATGAGACTAGACAATCCATTCCCTGAGCAGGTAGTATGAAAGAGAAAACACTAGCAATGATCCTAGCACTAGTAGTGTATGGATTGATAATACTAGGTATGTATAATTTAATAACAACTATAACATGAATGATTACAAAGTAAAAGGACTTATCAAAGTGATAGGTGATACCGTACAAGTTACTGAGAAGTTCTCTAAGAGAGAAGTAGTAATAACAGTAGAGGATGGCAAATATCCTCAATACATCACCCTACAGGCTACAGGAGACAAAACATCTCTACTAGATGGCTGTAGAGTAGGTGAAGAGGTGGAAGCATCATTCAATCTGAGAGGTAGAGAGTGGCAGGATAAACATTTCAACTCATTAGAGTTATGGAAGATAGATCTATTAACTGCAGCTGCAACTCATGTACCTGATAATCCTGGAGATGATCTCCCTTTCTAAAGGGCAGAGCTTAAAGGACTTTATGATTAAAGAGACCAAGTCTAAGCTCACCAATAGATATAAGCTCAGTCATTATGCTGAAGATATCGGTGTCTCTTACTGCTCCATTTGGAGATTCACCAATGGTAAGGCTGTGAATGAGCAGTTTTATCTCAAATGGTGGAAAAATTATCTAAATAATTAATAACTTTATGGCAGTCGTAAGACTGCCTTTGTTATTTTTGGCAGATGATAATACTAACCTACATTGCAATATCATGGTTTCTAGTAAACTTTGAGCCATTACAGCTACTGATTGATTCAATCTATAGCAAATTCAAACCTAGCATTCTAGCAATGTATCTGCATTCATCTGCTACCTGTATCAAATGCGTATCTTTTTGGCTAACATTAATTTGTACCTGGTCTTTTATTGAAGCAACTATTGTGGCCTTACTATCGTTTATATTACAGGAATGTTTACAGAAGCTGAGCAAGTAATAATACAACAGGTATTCAGTCTACCTGAGAAAGAGCAATCCTATAAGATTAACCTAATAAAACTTAAGGCTATAAAAGATAGGTTGCTTGGTTATGAAAAGGAATGCTTTTGTGGTAGTGTGAGGAGGAAGATATGGCTTAAGGATTTCAAGCAATGGTATGAGACCTATACTTGATAACTACATAGCAGCTCACTACAAAGAGATAAGGAAATACACTAACTATTTTCTAGTAAGAATGAAGTCTACTATTTCAGCCGATGCTGTAATAAATAACAGTTTTATTTATTTGTGTAATATAGATATAGAGGTGACTGATCCTGGTAAGGTTAAAGCATATCTACTCAATACTATTAAGATGCAGATTCTATGGTCTACATCACTAACTAATAGGCAAGAGAGAGTGACAGCTACAGATAGTACTATGCCTATAGTGATGGATGATGATACGGATTTATACGATAAGATACGAGATGATATGCAGTATCAAAACAACATGGCAGTGATAGAGACATATAGAGGGAGGATTACAGATAGGATTAAGCTGATAGTGTTCCAATGTTATTTTGATAAAGGATACAGTACAGCTAGAGCAATGGCAGAATATTTCAGAATACCTGTTACATCTGCTCATTATTGGATACAAGAGATAAAAACCGATTTAAAAAATTTAAGAGATGAAAATTAAAGATGAATTTATTGGAGCTAAGATCTCCCACAAAGGTAACAGGATTACTTT